GTCAACGTTGACACGTTCTCGACGGTCAAAGACGTTATTGATGTCGTTGTTGCTGCCGCCAGGGCCGGGTGTTCGAGCCGCTCGAGCAGGGTTAACCCCTCCCGGAGCTGTCGCACCAGTACCTGCAAGTCGAGAGTTTCTGCGGCGATTTCTTCTCCGCTGAGAAACTGTCGGACTCGTGGTTTTATCATCACACTTCCCACCGCTCTCACCGCTTTGCAGCTTAGGCTCTCTAGACAACTTGCTAGGTTGTCTAGGTCCCGCTGCATCGCTGGGTCGGGGGCTGGTTTTGACAATATGGCGAGGATTGGATCGATCAGACATCTTAGATCGGTCGGGAAATTCTTTAGAATTTCGTAATCCGTCTGGTTGTTCATTATGAGCTGGCATATATTTTATTTTGGTTCGGTTTAAAGCAAAGCTTCGTTGTTCCACTTCCGGTACGGGCAAATGGTCAAATGGGTCAAGGGTGTTAGCATAACTAACCTCACACTCTCCACGATCTAACTTTGGCACGGACCAGGGTTCCTGCAGACCATCCAACTTTCGACACATTTCTTGCAATGTCTCGCTCGAAAAGCCCGTACGTGCTGCCATCACTTCGAGCATTATTCCAACGTCCGCAGGATCCTGTGGCCAGGAATCTCCCCCTTCGGTTAACCAATAAGGTTTCTCTTTGGTACAAGATTGTCTTGCTATCCGCTTTTCTTCACTCTCAGCCAGCGGGGTATAAATCTTTAACATAGCGGCACAGTAGTTGGAAGTTACTGGCGACAATCTGTCCATAGTCAAATATCCTGATATTCTATCCACAACAGCACTAGCCAATGGTACATTTGGATCACGGGTGGTCAAATGCAATTTACGCCACGTTCGTAAGGGATCTTGAAAGGATGTTGTTGTCGTGGTCGGATCAGGGAAAACGCGGGCCAAAAAAGTGACACCGGTTTCCGGGCTAGTCTGTTCCATTTTAAGTTTCATCCCGACAGATTTAGCAGCCGTTTGCCATGCTTTAGAATATTGCATGTCAAATAGAGAATCATCCCCAAAAGCTAAACCGATCGAGGCAAAACACTCATCGGGTGTTAAATCCATTTTCGTCATCCGTACTGCGCTATATTGCAAGAAAGCATTGAGGACAGTGTTGAGATCGCAAGTGGTCGGGGAACCGCTCTTGACCCCAACTCCGGCCTCATACTGGAAGTTAAACCGTTTGGACCTGGCTGGACATTTAACCAACATATCCGTGTAGTCAACCAATTCGGCCTGATAAGCAGAGCCAAAATATCTCAAGTACACAGCATTCATCACATGTCTTTGCAACCAGGACGAAACGGTTCCATCAAAATTCGAATAATCGCCCTCAGCCACATGAATGACTTGAGAGCAATATGCAACCACCCGACTTGCTATTGTGTCAGGGGTACTTCCAGGCATGAACCAATGACCATTCGTTTCCGAATGCAACACATTATCACGAAAATTTAAAGTAAAAGCTGAAAATTTAAGAAGATAACGCATATCTGGGAAAGAGGATATTATACGTCCAGATTTCATACATGGTTCATTCTTAACGAAACACTCAATTAAACGCCGATGTTCTACGTCTAATGTGTTCCATACTTGTTTTATAGCCAGTGTTTGCGATGGTTTATCGAGCATACTTGCTGTTGTCTCTAAATCGTAAGGAATTCCCTTACCAGGATCTGGGACCACCCGCTCTATAAACTCCTGCGCATACATCTGAAAACGGCGATGAGGGACTATTTTGTTGTGGACAAATTCAACTCGTTGCTCCAAACAATCAGAAAGCACTTCCCAACGCTTCACCATAGGCATCAGCGATGGGTCACTCACCAAAGGTGAGGAATAAGATCTTGCGCTAACTTCTGGGGCAACTGCCATAATGGTTAACGGCCAGTGGACTAAGGGTTCGATGGGCTTACCCAATCGGGCGACTTCATATATCTTCCCGTCTCCATGGTCCGCAAAGTACTCGCCAAATAGTGTAGTGACTCGACTGTCGGTGTATCCCATACTCATCATTCTTGTTGTTACGGATTGCTGCATCTTCAAACCCACCAACATGTCGTAGTCACATTTCTTCAAGGTGACTGATACATTGTCACCTGCTCGTCCCACGCTAATTAAATGATCACCCTCCCGGCTAATATGCACCAATGAATTCCATCCTGGTCTTCTTTCGTCAGCATATTTTACTCTACCAAGCCGTCGGGCTTTCATATCGCATTTGAAATAATCATTGCGCCAATATGTGCATTCTGGCAACAACCACACCAAAGCGCGGTTGGGACAGTCTACCCACGGGCGCCCAAAGTGCACTTTATGGTATTGGATCTTAACAAAGCCAAAGAGTCTAACGAATTTATTCCACCAACCGCCGACCACTACTGACTCTATAAACTCACCATAAGTGCACCAGTCCCAGACTTGATGGATCCAACGACCACCACCGCCCACATCATAATGTACCACATCCTCTATTATTCGGAAGGGTGCATCACCATCCATACCAGCAACTTCAATTGGATTGAAAGTGTGCATAATAATCGCATTTCCATATTGGAGATACTTGTCAAAGTCCTGAATATAATAATCAGTATCAATGCAAACGATTACTTGGTCATCTGTTGGTGTATCACTACGTAGGGCAAGTTGGAGGTCATTGGGGGCATAATGTTGTACTTCAGCCCCACCAGATGTATTTGGCTCCAGTCTTGGGGATATTTCAAATTTGGACTTTCCTATGCTACTTATCGCACTATCTATTAGGCGAACAGCCTCGTCGCGGGGCGCACCACTCAAAGCATGACCATTATCCGCTAGTCGCCTAGGTCTAACAGTCAGCAATGAATTCATAGGGTGCCAAGCAAATTTATTAGATTTGCGGGTCTTATCAATGATATAACGTTGTAAGAACGCCTCTCGGCTAGTACGGGCTTCTGTACGGTAAGGGCCAGATCTTAAATAACGACGTATGGCTGTAGAGTAGGCCCAAATGGTATAACCACCGAGCGCAACCCCCAACACAATAACGACGTGACGGCCACTTATCTTATTGTACCAGCGAACTTTGGGACGATAACGATAACGAATCGCCATAACCCAGTCCCGAATTTTCTCAAATAAACTACGCGGAGCAGGTGGTAACAAACCAAGTCGCCTCCCCGCCTTAATAGCCAGCCTCTCGTAATCCACATACTTACCAAAGAACTCCACATAAGGAATAGTAACCGCCGGTAGAAATAATTCCATGGTACTGTGTAGTATGGGCAAACTGAGCCACTCAACGATTGACAGCCACAAATGTCCTTCTAACTCACCAAAATAAGGGGTTGAAAACAAATCAAGGTTGTCTAAAAACGTTTAACTAAAAGTTGAACCGCAAATAGCAATTGAATATAATGAAAAATTTGAATGTAAATTTTG